TCGATTCTCTAGAGGCGCCTCATAGTCATCGCTGAATGTGATACCTGTCATCGTGATAGGCGAGTCTTCTTTTACTTCTTGCCCATCGATAGGCTTAATTGTCACTGTATAATGTGGCGTAAAGAACGGTAGAATCTGTTCAACAATCTGCAAGGCATCGTCTTGCGACTTAGCATAGATGCTTAATTGAAACGAGATATTATACGGTACAGGCGTGTATAGTTTCTGTCCAGTGCCATCGTAGTTTTCTGGAAATGTAACGCACTGATTCATCTTTGGTAACTGACGTATCGCATCGTAGTTCATCGCTACGATCTCAAAGCCCATACGAGGTAGTTTGAGTGCTACTTGACGTTCTGCATCTTCACCGTCCTGCATCGCATCGATACGAGCCAAGAAGTCACGCTTTGGTGCATATGATAGAGGCACCTTTTGTTGTGACAGCGTGTTGCCTGATGCATCAGTTCGAACAACCTTGATGTCGTTGAACAGAGAACCAAAGACTGCAACAGCCTTTCGAATACGTTGATTGTAAAAATGATCACCTAACATTATGGATCTCCAAACGGATTCGATTCAGTAAAGTCGATAAAGTTAATGTCACCACCTTGACCCGTTGTGTCAAAGGCTGTATTCTGCGCTTGCTGATCGAGCAACTCTGCAACATTCGTCGGAGTTCCAGTAGCGCCTGAATCTGAGCCAGTCACAACCGCAGTTGTGCTCCAACTATGATATTCGCCGTCTGAAGCACCACCTGTGTGCGCGACATATACTTTCATTGCTGAAGAATCTGACAAATCAAGGTTGACAATCTCACCTTTCAGTGTATAATCACTACCTGCCTGTGTAATCTCTTCACCAACCTCAAACGTACCCGATATTGATGAGAAGGTAAGAATTGTCTGATAAGCCTGAAATGCTTCAACAACATCAATGTCTTCAACACCCGTATCAAAGTCTTCATCATTGTACTCAAACATCTCAGCCCGTATTTTGAACACGGGTAGATCTTTTACTGCATAGAATGGTTGTTCTGTTTCTACGCGAGTGATCTCAAAAAATGTTTTTGAAAGAGACAAGAACAAAAGATCGCCTTCACGTGGTCGATGAAACGGCTTTGTAGCCGTTGACTCATAGCGAGCAATCTCTTGTTGCCATCTCCTTCGTGCTACAATAAATGTAGCCGCGTCTCGAATCTCTACACCAAACTTTGTGAACAGATCGCCTTCGCCGTCGAACCCTTCTGTGTTCTCGATGTACATCTCGATCTTGTATGCGTTATCGAACCGTGACACATTGTCATCATCAAAGATGCTATCACGGTTGACAATCTCACGTGGCATATAATAGATGTCTTGCCCATACATCTTCAGAGACTCTATGATAATATCTTCATAGAGATCTTGCTCTGATTTACGCCCTTGTGTGAAGTATAGATTCGTAGCCATGAATTACCCCATGAAAAAGTCGGCGGGTAATTCGTATTCGTTCCTCATCTGCTCTTCGAGTTCACGCATTCGAGCCGTGGCTTCTTCGTAATACTGTCGACCATTCAACTGTACACCGCCCGGCAATTGCATACCTTCGAATTTCATCATATTGGTGCCCCACTGTTGCTTGATCAACTGTGTCGTATAGTCTTTGACGAAACGATCATTATAAATTTCACTGTGCTGTTCTGGGTCTATTGCCACGTGTGCTTCGAAGATGATATAATCATCCACCTCTAAGTTGTTGAGTACTGAATCTTCCCACTCACCAAAGATTCGTATACGATTCTCGTTACGTGAGAAGTTTACTCGCGGCTGCCCTGCAAGAAGATTGTCAAGAAACTCCAGATATTGTTGCATCTGGTAATAGTAAGACATACCACCCGCAAAGTTCATAAAGTCACCCAGACTGTTCAACATCATCTGATATCGAATGTCAAACATATTAACGGTCGAGAACGTTGGGTTGATAGGGAATACTTTCGTAACATAAAGTACGTCTGTACCTACCGTGATGTACTCGTTGTCTTTGTCTGTCTGTGTGATCTGGTGCTTCAGATATGTGCGATAAGAAGCATCGTCATGAAACTCTTCGTAGTATTGAAGGCAGTCATCAACCTTGTCTTCGATCTGGTCATCATCGACGTTGATCTCAAGCACAGGCGAGCCAAGTTTGCGAAGGCAATAATCGATTAATTCTTGTCTAGTTGTTGGCTTAGCCATTTACTTGTCCTCAGTTACCTGTTCTATTTATACAGTTCGCCAGGTTCTAGCCGTTCTTTGCCTTGGATATACTGCACCGGACGACTCTCTTTGTTTGTGTAAATTTTTAATTTCTATTCTACCCGAAGTTGGTCTGATGTCAGTAAGATTCATAGCGACCTTTGGATTTTCACCTGCCTCAAAAGAGTAGTTGTCATAATCACCATCTAAACCCTGTGAGAAGGGATCAAAGTTTGTCGGTTGTTCGCCCGGCCAGCCTCTTCCATCATCGCCTATTTCGTTGTCATTGTCTTTATCTCTGGCTCTTGACAAAAGATAATCTTTAAGATCAGCAGGTGTCATATCAGGAAATCTTTCTAGTATAAGAGTTGCAATGCCTACCGCATTTGGGCAAGCCGATGATGTGCCATTAAAAAACTGTATGAAATAATTCGCGTCTCTGGGATCAGCAGTCGTAAACGATTCGCCGCTCGCATCATTGATACCACACGTGGTAAAGTCAGCAAAGGCATATATGTCTACTCCGGGTCCACGATTGGTATAATAAATTGGCATCTCACCTTTTCCCGATGATTGCAAAACACTTTGTGGTGTACCACTAATTGCACCAACAAGAACACCGCCCGTATCGGGAGTGAAACTTCGGTTATGATGATACAGACGGCTTTCGCCATTAACTTGTGTAGAATAGGAAATACGATTTCTTAAATAGATGTTATCATAACCAGCGTCGGTTGGATATTTGCATAATGAGTTTTCGTTACCAGCCGCGGCAAACCAATGAATACCATCTGCAATTAAGTCTTCTACGTCTGAGATGTCCGGATCAATATACGAAACACCTCTGCCGCCGGTAATTACCACTTGTCTGTTTGGTGAAGTTCCAAATATTTCTGACTGCGCACATATTTCTGCATCTTCCATCTCTTGATTCGTGAGACGATAACTATCGCTTGCCGCATCAACGCCATATGTGTTCGATCCGTTTCTTGCAAAGTGAGGCCAGCGATTGTCATTTTCACTTAAAACATAACTGTAACCAATGCTTGCATTACATATCGTAGGGTTCTTGCATCCCGTATCTGGGTTAACTGATTTATTTCTGTGAAATGCACGAATGTAATCGTAGAGTTCATATGCAAAATTGTTAGGTAATCCGATACTACTAGAGGCGTACGGCCATATGTTATACAGATTGCAACCCGGCGCATGACCTTGACGATTGCCGCCAACTTGTGTCGCACAAGCCGCGCCGTGTTGAATTTGACCATTTGCGGTGCCTGAACTGTATACGTATGGGTATGGACCTGTGAGTGAACCGCCAACTTCGGCTGTGTAATCGTTCCAATCGACTTCGACTACACGTGATGCGCCAGAACCATCATCATTGACAGCGGCTTCAGGATGATTAGGATCTAGTGCGCCATCAAGAATGATTACATCAACATTTTTTCCTGTTTCTGTGTACGTGACACTGCCACTTAAATTTGGATTTTCTGGAGTGTTGAGCATTGGACCGGTTGGAAACCAAGCATCGATAGTTGATGAGTTGTCATTGTATGCGTTTCTACTTCTCCATAAACACCAGTTACGAGAAGCACTTGTCGGGTTGGCTGCCCAATCTTTATCGTAAGTTCCACTACGAGTAAATGACATCGGAACTCTTTCTGGTATATCACTGACCTTTGTAACTGCACGAACACGATCATCTTGTCTTACAAGATCTGCTTCTTCTTCGTTCAAGTCATAGTGCGTGTTTCGAGATATTGGCCTTTGATGACAGCAGTGGCAAGCACGATCTGGAATATAGAGACTTCCACCCGGTGTTTCCATGTCATCATAAAAATCTTGAAGATCTTCATGCCGCCATAGCGTAACGATATACTCTTCCATTATGCTTCTAACTGTACGAGAGTAAGTGTGACCTGCACGGCGGCTGAAGTGCCTGATTTATTAGTTACACGTACAGGTATGTCTGTGCCTGATTCGAGCCAGCCAATAACACCCGGTGACATCTTGATTGTCTCTGCACCTGTTGTGATAACTTCAGCAATCACACCTGCGTCTGGTGCTGGATCATCTGTAATCACTCGACTTGCATCGGCAGTTCGACTTGAAGTGTCAACGTACAATCGAACCCATGCCGCTCGATCGGTCGCAATCTTAAGAAGAGCATATGAGCCAAAGCCGTTTGCAACAGTAAGGTTAGCCGAGGCGTCATCTGCTAGTGTGCTTGTTGTGCCACTGATCGAGCCTCTACTTGCAAGGCCTGTTGCTGAACCAGTATATGTGAATGTAATTTCGTCAGTAGATGGATCTGTTGTGATGCCGATATTAGAACCACCAACAAGTGTCACTGTATCGGTTGTTGTGTCTGCTACAACTGATGATTGCCCAGTAACAGCAATTGTTGAGAAGACATTCTGTGAACCACCTCCACCGCCGCCTGTCTGATCAACGAATGAGAAGTTACCGTTACCATCTGTTGAAAGTACCTGCCCGTTCGTGCCGTCGCCCGCAACATCTGTCAGATCGAGCAATGAAATGGTTGTGATATCTGGCAGTTCGGGTGGTGTATATGTGAACACGCCATTGAGTGAGTTGTATGTTAATGTGCCTGTTCCTGAAGACGCATTTTGTGTTACAGATAAATCGGTAAGTGCGATACCACTACCGCCAGTACCAGTCAGATCAGGAGCATTAAACCAATAACCTTCACTCGCATCGTACTTGAGAACTTCACCATCAGCCGGTGTGCCTTGTAACTCAACGTCTGCTAGATCACCAAGATTAAGATTGACCGCTTGAGCACCACCTAAATTGCCTGCACTTGTGCCGTTATTTCCCCAAAGTAGATTACCCGAAGAGTCGTAGATTACAAAAGACCGACCTTCGCTATCAAGCAATCGACCACTCTTTGAAATGCCAGGATCTGTTTTAAGTTGTAAGTCGCCCGCTACGTTAGTTGAGTCAAGATCTGCAAGCCCTGTTGTGACCAGATTGACCATGGTCATTGTGTTTGAGAATGCGTTGTAAGTCAGATCTAAATCAAACTCTGCACTATCGAAACCAGCCACACCACCGTTTGCAAGCGATATAAGCGGATAGAATGTTGCATCGCTATCCGTTGCTTGCATCGAAACTTTATCGACGTTACCTACATCGACTTCACCTTCGAGAATCAGACCATCACTTGAACGTCTGAATAGAATCTTCGTCTCATTAGTTTTTGCAGGCACATCTTGAGCAAACATCTTGCCTTGGAAGATGGCACTGTCTTGTGCTGTGAGAACTTCTTGTAAAGAAATACTGCCAGTTGAGAATGCCGCATATGTTCTTGTACCATCACCGTTACGCATTCTCGTAGTAGCCGCATCGACGTTTAGATTCGATGAAGACTTTCGTATCGATTGTTCGCCGGCAGCATCTAAGAAAATATGCATATCAGCATATAAACTACCGATGTCAAGGGCTTTGTTCATGTTCCAGCGATCAGTCGCACTGGTATATGTGAACGTAGCACCAGCACCATCAACTGTCAGACCAGCACCGTCAGCCGAAGCGGCATCAGGAGCACCATCGGCAATCTGAATATTGAGATCGTCAACGGTCAACTCATTTGTGTTTAACGTGGTTGTAGTTCCGTTAAC